ATCTAAGCGTTCATTACTCTAAGGGCGATAAGTACAACGAAGTCGTGCCTATTGCTGGTCAAGATATTATTGACCCAGACGGAGTGACTGTCGCTGGCGCTGTTGTTGATGCCTATGATGTTTACATATCAGCCAATAATATTATGGGGTATGACAACCCCGAATATGGAATGGACGTTGATATTACGGGTTCTGCCAATGTTCGTTTTGCAGAAGGATTGCCGCAGCTAGACGCTTGGGGCAAGCTCCGAGTCTCTGGTGCAACGCACATTGGTGACTATGTTTTTGGTCAAGAAGACGTTTTAACAAACAACTTTTCTCATACTGAACTGAACGGAGGGTATGTTTCTTATAGTGATACCAGAAACTCTGTTCAGATTGGAGTTAATACATTAGCTGATGACTTTGTTGCTGGCAGTGGCTTTTCAGCCTGCACCTCAAACACCTACCACCATTACATTGCTGGTTCTTCTCATCTTTATATGTCAACGGTTCGCGTCAACGACCCTGCCGCAACTGGCGCTATTCGTAATTGGGGTTTGTTTGATGCGGCAAACGGATTCTTTTTTCAAGTTGACCAAAACGGCGATTTCAACATAGTCGTGCGTTCCTCTACCAGCGGTAGCAAGGTTGATTTAGTCATTCCGCAGAGTGACTGGAATGGCGACAAACTTGATGGCACTGGCGATTCCCAAGCCATTTTCAATCTTGCCAATCTTAATATTTTTTGGATTGACATACAGTGGCATGGTGCTGGCCGTGTTCGATTTGGTACTTATATTGATGGTCAGCGGGTAGTAGCGCATTCCTACTATCACGGCAACAATTACGACGTTGCGATGTCGCAAACTGCCTCATTGCCAGTTTGTTACTCAATGAGCGTTGTCAGCGGCCCATCTAGCACTCTTTTCATTGAATCATGGTCAGGCTCAGTCTGGACAGAATCCACGCTGGACTTGACTGAGAAGGGAAGTGCGGCAACTTATGGTAGCTCGCATTTCACAGTTACTGCCGATAGTAATGATGATTGGCAGTACCTTTTCTCAATAGCACCGGAGGTTTTGCTGCCCAATGGAGAGGTAAACCGCAGCTTGTATATGCCTACCAGTGTGTCTGCTTATGCGTTTGATACCGCTGCAACTAATGGGATAGATGCCGTAATTGATTTAAAAGCTGAGATAAATTCAGTCCATAGTGGGCATTCGTTTACTCAAGTTGCAGGCACTGCTGCTGAGGTGTCAACGACTGGCACAAGTTATGGATTTGGCAAACAATTTCTTAAAGAAATGTTCCGTGGTCGCTATCAGGCTGAAGTAAGTGACACCTATAACAATTGGCAATACGGAGCCGTTAAAAACTTTTCAGATGACGGCGGCACTGTTGTAAACAATATCCTGAGCATCTCTAATGCTAACCCTGCTGTATTGACGGTGGCGGCAGGCGAGAGACTTGAAGTTAGGGATAACGCGGCGCAAGGCGAGGTTTCATTTCCTGTTAATGCAAATGAATACAACGGACGTTATGAATTGTACGACGTTCAAGGAATGGCAGGTGTTACTGGTCAGTATTTATATGTGAAACCTATTGCATACAACCAGTGTGAGCTTTACACAGACGCTGCATTGACTACTGGATTTGATACAACATCTGCTGGAACTCATACTCCTAGCACTGGATACATTAAAGGCTTCCGAGGCTCTCGGGTTATTTGGTCGTTCTTTGGAAAAACAAGAACTGCATTGCACCCTACAGGCCCAGTAAAGCTAATGGTTACAGTCAATTGGAAAGAGATAATTCAGTAAGGCTATTTAAATGGCTCTGAACATTTGGATTAGTCACGGCGAAGAATGGCTGGCTTTAGAGAAAGTCAGCTTTAACGGCGTTACAAAACAAATTGTTGTGAACTCTGGGGTGGTTGCTCTGGATATTCGCCAAGACGTTTATTCGGCTTGGATAAGATGGTTTGAGCGTGAAGAGAATCAACAATTTTTGCCAGCCATGCGCTTTTCGGGTTTAGACCCAATACCAGGCGGGTTTACTGGTGATACCTACTTTTTAATCAGTGGTTGGAAATTATTGTATGACCCTCGGAAGGTAGCTATCACTGGAGTGTTATATTCTGATGATTATGAAACGCCTTATTTCTTTGTAGAGGATGAATCACCAGTATTTCCAGCAACTGTGGCGGCTCTGGTTAATACTGCGGTCACTAAAGAAAATGTTGTCACTGGCGATCTTGATAGCATTATTTCGGCTTTACAGGTCATAAATGCTGGCGTGAAGAAAAGCAGCTTGCTTATACCTCACAGCACAGATATATGATTGGTGGATTGAATGCCAGAATATAAAGGCACAGAAATAAACACAAAGCCAAATGATGGCATGGTTTCGGAGGCTAAACGTGGTCTTGAATGGCGCAAAGAATACGGTAGAGGCGGCACTGAGGTCGGTGTTGCGAGGGCTAGGGATATTTCTAATCGTAGCGAGCTGTCCATTGATACTGTTAGGCGCATGGCTTCTTATTTCGCAAGACATGAAGTTGATAAGCAGGGTGAAGGGTTTTCACCAGGAGAGAAAGGATATCCAAGCGCGGGAAGGATCGCATGGGCGCTTTGGGGAGGAGATTCAGGACAATCCTGGGCAAACGCCATCACAAAGCGACTTGATTCATTAGATGAAAGGTCTATTGACGCTAGGCCATATCCAAATGAACATGCAGCACGAGTCAGGGATCCAAATAACTACGATGAATTCCGCAGGATAAACAATGAGTTAGGTGATGGTATACATATCATCGTGGGGTATAATGATGAAGGTAGCGAAATTCAATCCATAAGGTTTGACAAAACTAAGTGGACTGAAAAAGAAGCTAGGCAATGGCTAAAGGATAACAATTGGGATGTCCTAGAGTTTGAGCCAGCGATAGAGGAAAAAAGCATGACTGATATTCAAGCAGATCAAGCCATTATTGATGAGGCTATTCAGGAGTCGGTATTAGATGCCGTCTCGGAGTCTGTGGTTGATGATGAGCGTAAAGCAGATGTTGAGGTTACTCATCGCGCTATGCAGATGGAGATGTCTCCTATCAATGAAGATGAGCGACGAGTGAGGATTGCTGTATCTTCTGAAGAGCCTGTTATGCGCTCTTTTGGTTATGAAGTTTTAGAACATTCTCAGGATGCAATTGATTTGTCATTCCTGAATAGTGGACGCGCACCACTGCTTCTTGATCACGATCCAGAGAAGCAAATTGGCGTTGTGGAATCTGTTGAACTCGACGGCTCGGCGCGGCGGCTACGTGCGACTGTGCGCTTTGGGAAAGGGGCACTGGCTAGAGAGGCTTTCGACGATGTGGTTGACGGTATCCGAGCGAATATCTCGGTTGGGTATGCGGTCAACAAAATGGAGCGAAAAGACAAAGACACATTCGTGGTGAAGTCTTGGAGGCCATTAGAAGCTAGTCTGGTTGCTATTCCTGCTGATACTCAGGTTGGAGTTGGTCGGGCTGCTGAAAAAACCGAACCCGTGATTAAAACTGACTTCAAAGAGGATATTCCTATGTCAGAGAATACTGTAGATATCGCGGCAGTCGAGGCAGAAGCCCGCAAAGCCGCCCAAAAGAATGCCGCTCAAATCATTGAGTTAGGCGCTCGTCACCATCGCTCTGATTTGGCTCAAAAAGCCGTGTCAGAGGGTAAGTCAATTGAAGAGTTCCGTGGCGAGCTTCTTGATGTTGTAGGATCTGAGCGAGCATTAGAGAGCCAGGATATCGGTTTGAGCCAGAAAGAAACCAAGCGTTTCTCGTTGGTTCGCGCCATCCATGCTCTTGCTAATCCTACTGATCGACGCGCACAGGAAGCTGCTCAGTTTGAATTTGAGTGTTCTCGTGCAGCATCTGAGCAGTATGGTCGTGCAGCACAGGGCATCATGTTGCCTGCTGAGGTACTCCGCAACTGGAAGCGTGATCTGAATTCTGCTGATGAAGCAGCATTGTTCACTGATGACTTCCGAGGCGGCGACTTCATTGATGTTCTGCGTAACGCTTCAAGCGTAATGCAGGCTGGAGCGCGTATGCTTGGCGGCCTTTCTGGCGATGTAAAAATCCCCAAGAAGGCAACTGCTGCCGCTGCTGCTTGGATTGCTACTGAAGGTGGCCCTGCTAGCGAATCAGAAATGACTGTAGGTCAAGTGTCAATGAGTCCTAAGACTCTGGGCGCATTTACTGACATTACTCGTCAGCTTCTGATCCAAAGCTCCCTCGATGTTGAGGCTCTGGTGCGCGATGACTTGGCAACTGCTATTGCTCTTGCAATTGACTTGGCGGGTCTTGAAGGTTCTGGTGCAAGTGGTCAGCCCACAGGCATCTTGAATACTTCAGGCGTTAACACCGTAACTTCATTTGCGGCTGCTGCTCCTACGTTTGCAGAGGTAGTAACGCTTGAGACTGCTGTTGCAGAAGATAATGCGCTGATGGGCAATCTTGCTTACATCATGCCTGCATCTATGTACGGCGCACTCAAGACCACTGAGAAAGCAACCGGAACTGCTCAGTTTGTTGTTGAGCCTGGTGGCACCATCAATGGATATCGCGGTATTGTTTCCAACCAGTGCACAGCGGGTAACCTGTATTTCGGTAACTTCTCTGATCTGTTGATTGGCATGTTTGGTGGACTGGATATCGTTGTTGATCCATATACCAACAGCACCAGCGGCACTATCCGCGTTGTAGCTCTTCAGTCTGTTGACGTAGCAGTACGTCACGCTGTGAGCTTTGCTTTCGGTAACGATGGCGTCTAAGTAATACGGGGGGAGAGATCCCCCCATATTCTTTGAGGTGTTTATGAAGTTTAAGGTTATGAAAGGCTGCGTTGTGAGTGGGCAATCTCGTCAAGTGGGCGAAATTGTTGATATACAAAGCGCAGATGAATTAAAAACGTTGATGGGTATTGGTCGCGTTGTGCCGCATGATGAGCCTGTTATTGAGGACAGATCGCTAGGTCTTGATGATGATACAAAGCCTCGTCGTCGTGGTCGTCCAAAAAAGGTAGATTGAAATGGTTGAAACTGCCGATGATCGAGCATTTCTTCTCGCTGATTTCGGCGTTCCTGCTATTTTTACGCCTAATGGCGGGACTGCTACAACTATCACCGTTATATTTGATAACGAATTCATTCCTGTTGATACCGGAGCATCTGTTTCTTTTGCGATGCAACAGCCAAAAGTAATGGCTAGAACTGCTGATTTACCTGGCGTTGCAGAAGGCGATACCCTATCTGTTGGCGGCGTAGTTTATATCATTCGAATTGTTATGAGTGATGGAACAGGTATGACAGAACTCATGCTTGAGGCTCCATAATGGCGCATATCAGGAAAAGCATCCGAGATAACGTAGTCACAACGCTCACAGGATTAACGACTACTGGCGCTAATGTTTTTCAGACTAGGGTTTATCCTTTAGCATCTAACAAGTTGCCTGGTCTTGCTATTTATACGCGCTCAGAGTCATCTGATTATTCGACAATAACGATGCCACGCAACATCATCAGGACAATGACTGTATCTGTTGAGGCGTATGTTAAGGGCGTTACAGGAACTGATGATTCATTAGATACTATTGCCTCTGAGATTGAGGCGGCGCTTTATAGTGATGTTACTCGCGGTGGGCTTGCAAAGGATACTCGCGTTGTCAGTTTTGAGGCTGATTTCTCTGGCGATCCCGATCAGCCTGTTGGTACTGCAACCATTAACGTAGATATTGACTATGTTACAATTGAGGGCGCACCGGAGACCGCAGTATGATTGAGATGCACTATGGTGAGACGATCATCAAGGTTTTACCTCACAAGGTAGCTGAGATGGAGTTTAAAGGTTGGAAGGTTGTTGGCGAGAAGCCAGCAATAGAGATTAAAGTTGATTCCGAGGAGGAATTAGAAGATGGCGACTCATAAAGGTTCAGAGGGCGTTGTTAAAGTAGGTGCAAATACTGTTGCTGCGGTTCGGTCGTATTCTATTGAAGAGACTGGCGACACTGTTGAAGATTCAGTAATTGGCACTGTTGCTCGTACATACAAGCCAACTCTGACGTCTTGGACAGCATCAATGGACATTTACTGGGATGAATCTGACACTACAGGTCAGGGCGCTTTAACCATTGGCGCTGAGGTGACTGTTGGACTGTACCCAGAAGGCGATACTACCGGAGATGTTTATTATACGGGTTCGGCTATTGTCACTGGATCATCTATCAGTGGATCATTTGATGGGATGGTTGAAGGCTCAATTTCGCTTCAGGGCAACGGTGCATTAACCATAGGCCCAGTTGTTTAATATGAGCGTACTTGAGAAGGCCAAGAGCCATTATCGAGCAAAATTAACGGCAGAGCCTCAGCCCATTTCTATACCAGAATGGGAAACTGAGGCTTTTATTAAGCCTGGTATAAACCTCCATCAGCTTGGGGAGATCATGGAGCTTAGTCAGTCTGGTAAGACTGCCGAGGCTATGGCTCTCACGTTGATTTATCGGTTGATTGATGATGATGGTAAGCCAATCTTCAAGAAGCTAGATAGAACTGAGCTTATGAAGTCGGTTGATCCTGATGTGCTTGCTCGCATCGTTGGCGAAATAAACAATTCAGATCCCTCTGAGGAAGATATCGAGGGAAACTGAAGGCCGACTGTGATCTTCAGTTTAAGTATTCGCTAGCGGAAACACTGGGGAAGACAGTCGGGGAAATTTGCCAGATGGACATACGCGAGTACATGGGCTGGGTCGCGTGGTTCAAATTAAGGGAAGATCGAAATGGCAAGAACAGACTACAGACTGGACATAACAGCCCAAGATAGAACAACAAGAGCGTTTCAGTCTGTCTCGCGCAATCTCAAAAAAATGCGCTCAGATATCAATTCATCTGTTGGCCGCATTGCCAAAGTTGGTTCTGCATTTGTCACTGCTGGCGCACTAGCTGGTGCCGCTATAGTCAAAATGCGTATGCAGGCTATAGATAATCTAGCCAAGACAGCAGACAAGCTAGGAGCCACCACAGAGGCTCTGAGAGGGCTTCAACACGCCGCTGAGATAACTGGCGTCAGCACCAATACCATGAACATGGCGCTTCAGAGGATGACTCGTAGAGTCGCTGAGGCGGCTGTGGGTACAGGTGAAGCAAAAGGTGCATTGCAGGAGCTTGGATTAAACGCCATACAGCTTCAGAAGCTGCCTCTTGATGTTCAGATGCAGAAGATTGCCAATGCTATGGGCAATGTTCAGAGCCAATCTGATCGTGTTCGCCTTGCCATGAAACTATTCGATTCTGAAGGTGTTGCCCTGGTTAATACTTTGGCGCTTGGTGAGCAGGGTCTTATCCAAATGGCTAAAGAGGCTGAGGCTCTTGGTATCTCTATTAGTCGTGTTGATGCTGCACAAATTGAAGCAGCCAATGACTCAGTTACTCGTGCGACGGGTGTATTTGAAGGATTCTCTAATCAAATTGCTGTTGCGCTGTCACCTGCTATAACCGAGCTTGCGGCTAATTTCTATCAGGTTGCGCTAGATACCAATGAGGCTGGCAATGTTGGTCAGAGGGTTGCTGAGGCGCTATTTAGGGGCTTTGGTCATGTAGCAAATGCGGTTAAAGGCATTAGGATTGCTGTTCAGTTTGTTCAGTTAGGTTTTGCTAAATTTGTACAGTTTTTTCTGAATGGCGTTGCGAAGCTAGGCTCGGTTATTGACTGGCTGGCTGAGAAATACAACAAGATCGCATCCGTTCTTGGTATGGATACCATTGATATCAATGTTGGCGAAAATATCGCCATGCTTGCTGATTCATTCGGAGAGCAGGCAATTAAGATCCAAGAGAGCATTTCTGAAGCACTTAATTCACCATTACCTTCAGATCAGATCATGGAATGGTTTGATAATGTTCAGCTAAAGGCAAGAGAGACCGCTGAGGTTGTTGCGGCAAATGCTCCTGCTGTGGCTATGGCAACCGCTAACAATGCAGGCGTTAAAAAATTAACATTCCAAGAGCAGGCGCAGAAAGAAGGACAAGCAAAGCTAGCTGAGTTCAACAACAAGACTCAAGCAGAGCAGACTCAAGTTGCATTGAATGAGGCAACTTCACGATTTGCAGGAATAGCGGCGACTAATAAAAAGCTATTTGCGGTTCAAAAAGCAATGCAGATTGGTCAGGCGGTAATGAATACCTATACCTCTGCGACTAGGACAATGGCTGAGTATCCATTCCCGTTAAACGTGGCGCTTGCTGCGATGACGGTGGCTAGTGGTATGGCTCAAGTTGCTCAGATTCGCGCTCAATCGTTTGAGGGCGGTGGTTTTACGGGATTTGGCGCTCGCGTTGGTGGTGTTGATGGCAAGGGCGGTATGCCTGCAATTGTGCATCCTAATGAGACAATTATTGACCATACAAAGAACCAAGACATGCCATCTGGCGGAGCTAATATCACCTTTAACATCCAAGCTAATGATGCTCGCGGATTTGATGAATTACTTATTAAGCGCAGAGGCATGATTACCTCTATGGTCAATCAGGCGCTTAACAATCAGGGCAAGAGGCTGGGACGATAATGGCAGGAACATTCCCAACATCACCAGGATTCCGTAACGTAGAGACTCGGGTTAGGAACTACAACCTAATGAGTGAAAGCATCACTGGGAGGTTGCAGGTTCGATCTCTTGGGGCTTCTCGGCGTGAGTTTACGGTTCAATTTCCTCCTATGACTAAGGCTGAGTTTGAGCCTATTTATGACTTTATCCTGCTCCAAGATGGGATGCTTGAGACTTTTCAGATTACGATACCCAACCCAACGAGGCCAAGCGGCACTGAATTAGTCACTGTTAGATTAGCCAATGACATCCAAGAATTTGATATTGGTGTTGATTCTCTTTATGCGTTTGAGATTGATCTCATTGAGGAAGTTACATGAGCCGTGGTTTAGCCACCAACATTACAACCGAGCTGGCAAAAAATGGATTTAGGCTGGCTACTTTGGTTGATTTGACGTTGCGTAACTCAACTGGCACTTTTAATTATCGTGAGACTGATTACGGAATTACCCTAACAGATACCGATCTTCAGGTTTATACCAATCAGTCTAATCTGATCGAGGTTGGCGATGTTTCTGAGACTGGTGCGCTTAAAGTCAATGAGATTACTTTGACCTTTAGTGGCGCAGATCAGACCATGATTTCAGCATTTCTAAATGAGAGCCAGACGGATCAGCCCGTTGCTATTCGTCGCGCATTGGTTGATGCCAGTGATAATGTAATAAATTCTTTTAGCTTTTTTGATGGCTATATCACTACGTTTGCAATTGAAGATACAGAAAGAGAGAGCCAGATTCGCGTGAATATCGCTAGTCATTGGGCTGACTTTGAGAAAATAAAGAATCGCAGAACCAATCTAAACTCTCAGCAAGTTTATTTCCCTAGCGACATGGGGTTTCAGTATGCTTCCAAGATCGTTAAAGATTTGAGGTGGGGGCGTAAGTAAATGGTCGATCCAATAACTGCCATACTTGGCGGTATTGCTGTCCTCACTGGCGCTCTTTCTTATAAAGCCGCTAAAGACGCTCAGAAGGCCGCTAAGAAGGCCGCTGACACAATGGCGGGTGTTCTCGTTAATAAAGAGAGCAACATTGAGCCTATCCCTGTTATCTATGGTGAGCGCAGGGTGGGCGGTACTCGCGTATTTGTTGAGGCTAGTGGAAGCGATAAAAACAAATATCTTTATATTTGCCTAGTTCTTTGTGAAGGCGAAATTGAAGATATTACAGATATCAAGATTGATGACTATGAATTAAAAGGTGGGCGTTATGGTGCCATCTCTGACATAGATTATGGAGATGTTCGGGTCTTTGAGTCTACTGAGCAAGATTGGGTCTATATTGATGCTTATAAGGGCAGTGATGGACAGGGTGTCAGCACCATACTTGATAGCAGCGGCACTAAATGGACAAGCAATCATAAGTTAAGTGGCGTGGCTTATCTTGGTATCCGTTTGCGATGGGATAAAGATATATTCTCAGGCATTCCAGAAATAACCTGCCTAGTCAAAGGCAAAAAGGTATATGACCCAAGAACGCTAACAACTGCCTGGTCTGATAATCCTGCTTTGTGTTTGAGAGATTACCTAACAAATAACCGTTATGGTAAAGGCTTGCCAACATCTGCGATTGATAATGTTAAATTCAATGCTGCGGCTAATGATTGTGACACATTTACTGTTACGCCTTATGCAGGCGCTCCAAGCACATCTCGCATCTTTAAAACTAACGCTGTTTTGGATACTGGCGATGAAATATTCCGCAATGTAGAAAAGTTGCTGTTAGGTTGTCGCGGCTTTTTGCCATATTCAAACGGTAAGTATGGGCTAGTTATTGATCAAGCCCAATCTGCTGTTATGACGCTTGATAAGCGCAAGATTATTGGCGGCATAGGTATTCAGGGGGAGGATAAAAAAGACAAGTTTAATCGTGTTCTTGTTCAATTTCCTAATCCCCAAGCTGATTGGCAGCCAGATCAAGCCGTATGGCCTGAATCTGGATCTGCGACTGAAACAGGATTCCTGGAGGAAGATGGCGGCACACTATTAGTTGATGAAGTCGAGATGGAGACTATCACCAACTATTACGCTGCTAGAGATTTTGCTCGCATCTTTTGTTTGCGATCACGCAATGCTCTCAGATGCTCCTTAACGGCAACATCAGAGGCGATTAATCTTGTTGTTGGCGATGTTGTTAATATCACACATCCAACACCAGGATGGTCAGCAAAGCCGTTTCAGGTTGAAGAAATTAGTCTTAACTACGATGGCACAGTTAAGCTATCTCTTATTGAGTATGACTCAACAATTTATGCTTATGATCCTGCCTCGCAAGAAGAAATCTATCCTGATACTAATCTACCAGATCCATCTGAAGTAGAAGCTCCAACAGTCTTAGTGTTAACGCCAGAAGCTGAAATATTAAATGATGGCAGTGTGAACTCCTACGTGACTGTCTCATTTACTGCGTCAAATGATGCTTTTGTTGAGTATTACAGGGTTACATTAACATCGGCTGAAAGTGAGCCAATTACTCAAGAGATCAATGCAACATCTACTGAATTTAATACTTTGATCACTGGCGTTGAATACACAGTTACTGTTGTTTCTGTTAACTCAGCCAATTTCACATCAGGCACACTTTCTGACACTTTTTTGGCTGTTGGTGATGCTATACCTCCTGCTATACCTACGAGTATTACAGTTTCAGGTAACTTCAAATCAATTGATATTGAATGGACTAATCCAACTGATAAAGACCTGTCTTATGTTGCCATTAAAGAGTCTACGACTGCGAATGAGATTGATGCGGTATTTATAGGCAGGTCTAGTGGATCTAATTACCGCGTATCATTTCCTAATGGCGTGTTTACACGTTACTACTGGCTTCAGTCTGTTGACACTTCTGGCAATACAAGCGCGTGGGTTAGTGCAGGATCTGGCACTACTATTCTTTTGGGAGCTGGTGATTTTGCAGATGGAATCATTGATTACACATTTTTAACGGTTGATGTTCAGAACATTTTTGAAGGGCTTCAAGCTGATATAGATAGCATTGAGTTATTGAAAGCCAATCAAATTGATCTTGAGTCTGTAGTTTTAGAACAGCAAGATATTGGCGATACATTAGACACCGTTGCAGAGCGTATGCTAACGCTCGCTACAACGCAGTCAGACACGCTAGGACTAATTTCCGATGCTGGTATTACGGTTGACCCAAATACAGGAGAGGTGACGCTACAGGCTGTTGAGACGCTTAGAACGGAAGTAGATTCCAGAGTTTCTCAGGTAGAAATTGATCTTGATGCGGCTGAAGCTGCGATTACTTTAAAAGCCAGTATTACTTACGTTAATGATTCAATTGCGGCAGCAGTTTTAGATTCTGCTGATCTTGCATCTTTGGAGGCGCTTCAGGCTCAAGTTAATCAAGCCGAAATTGATATTGATGCCAATACAGCATCTATTGCTTTAAAGGCTGATCAAACAACACTAGATTCGCTTGATATCCGCGTTACCAGTGCAGAGTTAGATATTGATGGTCTTAACGCAAGCATTGTTTTAAAAGCGAATACGACTGATCTAACGGCGGTTGAAGATCGAGTAACTACTGCTGAGATTACATTAAATGCGATTGATGTTGCTCAGATACAGCAGACGGTTGTTGATAGCATTACTTTAAAGGATGAGCTTGATCTTAGTGCGATTAATAGCCTTCAGGATCTGCTTTATCAATACAGCACAAGAGAATCTCTGAGAACTGACATAGCTTTAGCGCGTCAAACATTAACTGCTGATGTGACTGAGAATCGTGAGGCTATTGCTCAGGCAAAAATTGATCTTGCTGCTGCGATTGACAATAACACTGCGCTGATAACTCAAGAACAAACAGTGCGAGCAACAGAAGATTCGGCGCTTGCAATTGAAATCTTGCAGCTTGAGTCTCGGGTTGATAATGCGGATTTAGGAATATCTGGCAATGCCACTGCAATCACTAACTTAACATCTCGCGTTACAGTTAATGAAAATTCAATTACTTCTCAGGCTGGAGATATAACCTTTCTTGAGTCTGAGCTTTTCGGGCTTGAAACAACTGTATCAGGTCAAACCGTCACTATAAATGCAAATTCTTCTGCAATTACAAGCCTAGATACTCGCGTTACTTCTACTGAAGGATCTATTACTGCACAAGCCAGTGATATTACGGCATTGGAAACATCATTAACTACCGCAGAAGGAGAAATCGTTGCAAATGGATTGGCAATCACCAGTCTGGATACGCGAGTTACTAGCACTGAGAATAGCATTACATCCCAGGCTAGTTCTATTACTGCGCTTTCTTCAGATGTTTCCACAGCACAAGCCACTGCTGATTCTAAAATTGAGACATTTGTTCAAAATGGCGCTCCATCAAATCCCAATTTTGGTGATCTGTGGTTTGATTCTGATGATGGATACAAATTAAGCCGTTGGAATGGCACTAGCTGGGTAAGTGTTAGAGATTCTGGAATTAGTGCAAATGCAACGGCGGTTTCTGGTTTAGATACTCGTGTAACTGATGCGGAGGGAGACATCACTGCACAAGCATCAGCATTTACCGCACTAGAAACTACCGTTGATGGAAACACAGCATCTATAACCGCTACTCAAACAAGCATTAATGGTATTGAGGCTCAGTATTCAGTAAGCATTGATAATAATGGATTCGTCTCTGGTTTTTCTTTGATATCTGCTGGTGTTGGTCAGGGTGATGTTCCTACATCGGCATTTATAATCAATGCCGATCAATTTGCAATTGGTGGGACTGGTTCGGCTGCTACTAATTATCCATTTGTAGTATATCCAACTGGAACTACGATTGATGGCGTGGCTATCCCTGCTGGCACATATATGGATAGCGCATATATCAATTATTTAAGCGCATCCAAGATTGAAACTGGGGTATTAAACCTCGGCAATCAAAGTGGCATGGCGGTTCAGCAGGGCAAAACATCTTATGCCTCAACTGCTACGGGCTTCTGGCTTGGAAATGATGCAGGTACGCCTAAATTCAATATTGGAACGTCAAGTAACTTTCTGAAATTTGATGGCTCGTCCTTAGAGACAAAACAAATTGTTATTAAAGATGCTTCTGACAATATTGTTTTTGATGCCAATGAAATTGACGGCACATATATCAAAAATGCTTCTGTTGATACGTTACAAATAGCTGGTAATGCTGTAACCATTCCAGAAGGTGATAGCGGTGATATCAATACGACGGTTGGAACGGCCTTTACGAAATTGGGCAATTCTGTTCGCATTTCTTGGGCTGGCGGTCAGAAGCCAGAAGCTATAATCGTAGTTGCTGGAGTAGGGACTTTAGGAGGGTCAACTACACAAACTTTTACTTTAGAAATAAGGCGCGTATATGGAAATGGAACATATACTGGGCAAGATGTAGGCCAGACATTCTTACAAAATACGGGTGGCTCGGTTGTACTTGGAGCATATTTTGGCATTGGATCCAGCATTTATTCTTACATTGATGTTGAGATATATGGCAAGGTTGACGTAGGAACTAAGCCTGTTGAGAATTATTTCATCACCGTTTTAGGATCTAAGCGATGAACAGGTTATCTGCTGTTTTTTATCATCCCAACGGGGAAATTTATCGTGTACGTTCTGGATCTGAAGAAAACATTATTTCTCAGGTTGAAATAGAAACAGATCCTTATTTGTTAACATCTCACGATGTTGATAAGTCTCAGTATTATATTGTTAATGGTGAGATTGCTGAAAAGCCCGAAAAGCCTAGTGATAGTCATGTTTTTGATTATGCTAATGGGATATGGAGTCTTGATTTAAGCCTTGCTAAAGACGCTCGGTGGGCGCAGATAAAATCTGATAGATTTATTGATGAATTTGGATCGTTTAAATGGAATGGGTACATTTTCCAATGTGACGAGGTATCTCAAAGGCGCATACAGGGCGCTGTGCAACTAGCAATGATGAGCGAAAATTTCACTATTGATTGGACGCTATTAGATAACACTGTGATTACATTAACGGCTCAAGAAATGATTGAGGTTGGTCAACATTTAGCCGCACACGTTAATGCTTGTCATGTAAAATCAAGACAATTGAGAACTCAGATTGATGCTGCTGAAAGTATTGATGCTATCAATCTTATTGAATGGTGAGGATAAATTATGGCCTGGTATGATACGGGAACTGTTGCGGTAACTAACGGATCAACAACGGTTACAGGAACTGGCACAAACTTCTTGATCGGCGCTCAAATTGGCGAGGGCTTTTATGGCCCAGATGGTCGATTGTATGAGATTGCATCCATCACCAGCTCAACTGTTTTGGTTTTGGCTGATCCTTATGTCGGAACGAATCAGACGGGTC